TCTGGGACGCCGGGAATGTTACGCTGCTTCGAGGTCGTTACCCGAGGCAGTGCGGTGGCAAGTAACGACCTCTCCGCGGCCGGCCGCGTAGGCGAATTGTTATTACGCCGCCGGATTTGAGTCCTCGGTTATGGCCTCGCGGCCGTGGTTGGCGTGGAAGCCGTATTCCTTTTCCGCTTGCTTACGAGCGCGAACGGCATCCTCGATGTTCTTGTAGGAGCCGAGGTTTATGAATGTTCGGCCCCGCATGATGTAGGCTTGCCACGTGGCGTCTCTTGCGACGTAGCGAACGCCGGTAGTTCCACTTGTATTGTCCTTGGCTCTTGCAAGGTTGCGGCCGTTTACCGCTCGCGGGACCGATCTAAGGTTGGCCCATTTGTTGTTCTTTCGGTCGCCATCGATATGGTCGACCTCGTCGGGCTCGACGCCAGTCATCCATTTCCAGATGACGCGGTGCGAAGCGTAGTGAACGCCGTCAATGGCTCCGTGCCTGTAACCGTCGCCTTTGACGGCGGCCAAAGCCTCCTGATCGGCCATATGGGAGTTCCATCTATTGCAGGTGTGCTCAGCGGTGTGCCCCCCACTCTTAAACAGCGAAACATCTCGCTTTTTCCAGCGCAGGACACCGCTCAGATGGTCGTAATCCAGAAGCATGCGCAGATACTCTTGCGACGGCAGTTCTCGTTTCATCGGAGCTCCTCCTCGATTGGTTTGTCGCCAACTAAAGAGGAGCTTAGTGCATCAGCTATGTCAAGTAACCCAATTACGCAGCGGGGTTACTGTCATATAGTCGCCAATTATACAAGGGGTTGACCATGGTAAGTTCACCAGCCCAGCCGATGAATTGGGCGATAGCGTCCTTATCTATTGGCATCTGGCCGTCGCCGTCGAACAGCTTGTCGAAGTTTCTGTTCGGGTGATAACGCAGCCGCAGGCTGTCGGTGTTAAGCCCGAAAGTTGTATTTGCCGGGCAGTTCGAGCCGATGCCGCCGTCGAGCACGATCTCTGCCCGCTTGCCGCCGCCGATATATTCCAGCGCCGAGAAGCCGAGCTTGCCCATGCTGGTTTCGTTGGTTTGGCGCTGGATTGCGACGGTGGCGGCGTCATAGGCCGCGTAATGCTCCGGCGACATCAGCAACAAGTCGGCGAAGTCACGTCCGCGGCTTTGTTTGGTCATGATGGCGTTGAGCAGCGGCCGGATCGTGGTCGAGTTGACCTGCGTGCCGATCGCGGCGTTATAGCTGTTGGCGTCGAAGGTCTGCGTTCGCCAAATCGTGGCGGTGGCGCGATCGATGCCGCCGTAGACGCCGGAGGTGTTGACGATCGGCACGGCGGTCGCAAGTCCAGTGATCTGTTTGCCGCCGTTTGCCGTGCCATCCGAATAGATACCGGCGTCCATGGTATCTTCGAGGGCTCTCTCAGCGGCGTCGACGTATGCGTCCAGCACATCGATCAACTGGCCTTCGCCCTGGTTGTTCAGGATTTCCTGCATGCTGAGAACGATCGGCACGACGACGAACTTTGGTGAAAAGAACGCGTCATTGAATAGATCGATCGCCGGGTTAAGTAGCTGATCGTAGCCAGAATACCACTGCGCACTCTGCTTGCCGATTTGCAGCGTCTGCCGGATCAGCGGCCCGTGATAGGTCTGCCACAGGCCTTTACGCCGCAGCACCGCGAGCAGCGCATTATTGTTACTAACCAAGTCCTGGTAGTCTTTCGATCGCTCCTCGAGCGTCATCGAGAGAATCTGCTGATAGGCAGCATTCGTAGTGATATTTGGCATCGTCGTCTTGCTCCAGAATTACAGCGACCCGCTCGCCCGCCGTACGGCGTGGGCGATGATGTCGCGGCGTGAGGGGGGCTGCCCGGCGCGGCGCGGCGTGCGGACATCAAACGTGGCCGGGGCGCCGGCTGGCGAACCGGAAATCGATCGGTCGGGGGCGCGGGTCTGAGCCGCTGGAGCGCGGGTCTGAGCCGCTGGAGCAGTACGACCGGGAGGGCGCAGGAGGTTGGCGCGGGCGTAGGCACGATCGAGTTGATGCCCGGCGCGCAATTCCTGCACGACGATATCGCCGAACCCAGGCTCGTCTATCCGCGGGTGGGTGGCGGCGAACCGGTCGACCCCCCTTTTCATCTGACGGTACTGGTTGCGATATTGCTGCCGGGCCTGCATGTGCTGCACAACGCCGGCGAGTTGGGATATCTGCTGCGTTAGCTGATTGATGTGGGAATTATGCGCGCTGGTCAGGTTCTGCGTCTGCATCTGCGCGTGCTGCTCGGGCGTGCGCGAGAGCACGTAGTGCGAAATGTCCGCCAGCGTTATCTGCTGCCCGTCCGCCGTGCGCAGGTTCATGTTGCGAACGAGCACATCCAGCCCGCCGATCGGATCGGCGCGCAGCTTGTTTTCCATGCTGACATAGTTGTTCAGCGCGCGATCGAGCGAAGTACCCTGCGAGCGCGCCAAATCGTAGTACGGCCTGATCGGCTTGAAGGCGTTGTAGACCGCCTGCGCCTGCTGATGAAAGTTGCTAAACTCTTTATGCAACCGATGCACTTCGGCGCGAACGTGAATCGGCGCCGCATGCCAGTTTGCTTTGGCGGCTTGGCTCATGCGCGCGAGCGGCTGGCGGTAGGGATCGCTGGCCGGGAGTTGCTGCCCCTGCGGCGCCTGCTGCCGCGCCGGCTGCTGCGCGCGGTCGGCGCGGGGGGCGAAGTGCCCGTGCTCGCTCCGTGCAGGCGGCGCGAGGTCGGCCGACGGCGGCCGGCGAAGGTCGATGCCGCCGGCCGGCGGCGGCGTCTTTTCTTTGGGTGGCGGCGCCGCCTGGGCGGCGTCGAGCGGCTCGGGCGGGCGGTTGTGGCCGGGCTTGGCCGGCGCTTCGGGGAATGATTTGCCCTCGCGTGACTTGGCGAAGGACTTCTGGATTGCTTCGCGCCGGCTCTCGGCGCGCGCCTGCGGGCTCGGCGGCGCCTGCGAGCCGATCGGTGCCGGCGGGTTTGCCGGGTTCTGGTCGATCACCACCTCGTTCGTGATCCGCGGCGGCGCCTGCGGCGCAGGCGCTTGTGGTGCAGGCGCAGAGGGCGCGGGGGCAGGCGCGATGCCGACATCACTCATTGCGGTGCCTCTTGCATGATGGGCCGGCGCCCGGCGCGGTGCTGCGCGACGACCTTCACGATGGCGTCACGGCGCGCGCGCTTGGTATCTGCGGAAGCAGAGACGCGGCTGGTTTTCAGTCTGGGTTTCTCGGTGCCGACCTCGGTCAATCCGAGGGCGCGGCCGACCGCGCGGAACGCGCTTTTGGACTCGTAGAAATGCCCGTCGACCTGCTCAGTCGCCGGCATTGCGTCGGAAATAACATGCGGGCACGGCAGCGCCGAGCGCGCCGGTGGCGTCACACTATACGGTTTCGCCATGCGCCAGCGATTTGGCGCGACTTCCACCAAGTCCATGTCGACCCCTTGCCGCCTGCCGATCGCCGGACGCTGCCCGCCCGGCGATCGGTTAGTGTTTAATCCTTACCTTTGCTGCGCATGCGCCTTGTTCCGCTCGCGTGCCTCGTCCGCCACATGCTGATGCTGCCGCTGCGCTTCCGCCTCCGCCCCGACCGAGCCCCACGGCTGCGGCTGCTCGACATCCGGCGGCTCATTGATCGATACGACGCCGTCGATGCCGACCGCGCGGTTGATCGAAGTAGCCGGCGCATAAGGCGTCACGCCGCGGTGCCCGGGATTGCCGGTAATGTCTTCTAGGTCCAGCGTCGACTTATGCGCGGGACGCTCGCCCGCCTTCACGTCCAGCACGTTGCCCGGCATGTTATGGGGGTCAAGGCCGGGCTGCTCGATATTCTCGTAGCCGGCCCGTACCATAGCATCGATTTCGCCGCGGTCGATCCGGGTGTTGGCGGCGCCCTGCGCCTTTTCGTTACGTTCGCGCTCGGCCTTGTGTTGGGCGTCCTGCTGCTCATGGAATTTCCGCGCGGCGTCGGCGGCAGAGGACGGCTGCGGCCGGCGCTGCTTATCGTCGTGGTCATGCTCGGCCTTGCGCTGGGCGTCCGGCTGGTCGTGGACTTTCCGCGCGGCGTCGTCGGCAGACGGCTGCGGCCGGCGCTGCTTATCGTCATGATCATGCTCGGTGTGCTTGGTCGACATGTCTTCGGCTCCTTTACCCTTACGCTGCCCGCGAGGTAACCAGTACCGCATCGGCAGTGTTCCACGCACGCGCGTTAAGCCGCGAGAAACTCGAACGGCAGCGGCGCCGAGGTCAGCGAGCCGTTGCGCACCTTGACCTCGACGACGACCGGCGACGCCCACAGCGACGGCTTAACGCCGGTCGAGAGCGTGCCGTCGACATTGAGCGTAGACGGCTCGTCATGACCGGCGAAGTGAATGATCGAGCCGGGAAAGAAATTGGTTCCGTGAACGAACAGCGTGAAGTCGGCATCGCCGATCATGCAACTGCCCGGCTCCAGAAAATCTAGCGCCGGCTGGATGTCCGGCGGCGTCGGCGGCGTCGGCTCGTTGATCGATTCGACATTACGCTGCGGCAGCGAAACATCCTCGGGCTCGTTCAGCGACTTGAACGGATTGGTAGGCATCGCGCGCGTTCCTTGTATCAATGTTGTGCACTCAGTCGCCTCGTCCCAGCCGCAATAATCACAGCGTTTCGGCGCCATAACGTCTGCGTCGGTATGCTCGTAAAAGAACGTCGGCATCCGGCACAACCGGCAATGCCAGATCACGAACGGGCTGTAGCCGCGCACGTGATCCCAGCATTCGTCGCACCAGCGCAGCGACCCGCAAGTCTTGCAGGACGCGTCACGCTGCCGGGCCGGCTCGCCGGTAAGCTCGAACCGCATCGCGGCGCGAATCCTTTGCTATAATGCGCGGCCGGTCAGCGTTGACGCGCCGACCGGCCACTTGACCCTCGAACCGTATGGAGCGGATCGATGCCCAAACTCATTGATATCACGGGCCAGACATTCGATCGTCTGGCTGTCCTCGGGCTTTCCCATCGCGATAAGCGTAGGACGTATTTCTGGCACTGCCGGTGTATTTGCGGCACTGAGCTGATCGTGCGTAGCGGGGATTTGCATAGCGGCAATACCCGATCCTGCGGCTGCCTCCAACGCGAACGCACCAGTCACGCAGCCCGTACTCACGGACAAACCAGAAGCACGGAATACAGAGCTTGGTGCCATTTTCGAGAGCGCTGTTATAACGAGAACGACAAAAGCTACCCGAACTACGGAGGTCGTGGAATCATCGTCTGCGAACGATGGCGCTACAGCTTCGAAAACTTCCTTGCCGATATGGGCGAGCGGCCTCCAGGCCTTAGCCTCGACCGAGTCGATAACGATGGCCCTTACTCCCCAGACAATTGCCGATGGGCAACTCGGGGAGAGCAGATGAAGAACCGCCGCCCCCTCCTTCGCAAACCCAACGGACAGGTTGCTCCTAAGATATAGTCCAGGTTTGCGCAGCCGTTTGAACTACGCCTCCAGTGAGAACCACAACCGCCACTGTCCCCGCCGTTGCCGGAGGCGTCGCCAAGCAGGTCAGCGAGGTTGACGACACGTAAGTCGTCGTCTGCGGCACACCCGCGAGGGCGATCTTGGACTGCTTCGTGAACCCCACCCCGGTCGCTGTCATAGTGATTGCCGCCGTGCCGTGGACGCTGGTTGTGGGACTGATCGACGTCAGCGTCGCGTTGGCTGCCGGCGACAGGCTCGAGGCATGCGTGGCGTTCGGGCCGGCCGCGATCGTCGCCGCGGTCTGGACCGGGCCGGTGCTGACCGTGATCAGCGGCCCCGCCGGATTGTAGACGCTGGCGCTATAGGTTTGAGTAACAGCGACCTCGGTGCCCTTGCCCTCGGCGTCGAGGCTCGGGAAGTTGGTGTTATCGGCCGAGGCCAGCTTAGGCGCGAACACGAGGCCGGAGGCCGCCGTGCCGTCGTCGACCGCGACCTGCGAGGGCGAGGTCGGCGGCGTCGTGCCCAGACAGGAAAAATTAGTGGGCGGAGAGGGATTGCTGGGCGTGGTTGTGAGAATTGACTGTGCCATGATATAAGCTCCTCTATTGCTGATACTCGTTCTGCCGCGCCAAACTACCCATCGCGGACGCTGCTGCCGGCACGGCACCGATCATGCCGTACTTGCGCAGGATATCGATGCGATTGGGGTCGAAGATGACATAGTTGCTGGTTGGCTTGTATGACGCCAGTTCGCGCTCGATACTGGCAATGTTGTATTTCATCCGCTCGGGGTCGCCGAAACCGGCAGCGAGATCGGCTTTGTATTGTTCCAACCTACCCTCTAGTGACTTAATCCCCATGCTCGATATTGGCGCGTTGCGCGATCCCTGATCGAGATAACGAATGCCGGGGATGCCGGCTTCCTTCAAGGCGGCCGACGCCGCCTGCGGCGCTCCAAAAGTACGGTATGCGGTGGCGCCGACCGGGTCTCGCTCAAGCGGGATGTCCGACAACTGCGACGCTATCTCGCCAATGCGGCCTTGCTTACTCAACGGCGCGTCCCAGTTCAGCATCTCCTCCGGCCGCGCGTTGATGTTCACCTCGTAGGTGCGCGGGCCGACCGGCTTGCCGCTTTGGAGTAATTTGAGCGCCTGCCGCTGCTTGGCAATCTGATAAACCTGATCTGTCAGGTATTCAGGCGACATCTTCTGCCCGTTGGAAAACGTGCCGGCTTCTATTTCCGCCTTCGTCGCCGCAATATTTTCCGCCAGCTTTTGCGCCGCGGCGTCTCGGTCAAACTGTGCGTTTTTAAGCTGAAGCGCAGCCGTCTGTTCAGGCCCCTTAAATCGCTGTGCAAACTGCTGCCAATACTGCCCGCCCTGCCCCGACACCGCCGGGTTCTCAGCGAAGTACAGGCCGTGCCCGTAGACCTGCGCGCCCTCGCCGGTGCCGATCTTCGAGAGGTCAAACTTGTCGAAATCATACGGCGAGGAATGATAGGCGCGGATGCCCTGCGCCACTGCGCTCTCGGCTGCCGGCGCCTCCCGCACAGCCCCGCGCGCGAGGCCTCCTAGCAACGGCACTGCCGCCTTGGCGGCGCCGACCGCCGAGCCGCCGATCGGCATGAAGTTCTGCGCCACGTTGGTCAGATCGGCGAGGCCGGCAAGCACGCGCGGGTCGGACTGCGGCACCTTGCCTTGCTCATTGGGAGCGACGCTCGGCGGCGGCAGGTCCCGATAGGTCGCCGGGTCGAACAGGTGAGACACGCCGGCCCACTGGTAGAACCGCGGGTCGGGCCGGGCGTCTGGCGGTGGCAGGAGCCGGTCCTGCGCCGCCACCTCGCCCATGCTCTCCGGATCAGCCATGGGTCACCACCGGCTCGAACAATGGACCACTATTAGTTGATGCGGCGTTCTTGGCCTTGATGCTCTCGCGCCTGCGCTCGGCCGGCCCGGCCATCGCGAGCCTCATGCGCCGTCGAATATCGTTCTGATATTCCGGCTCGCGCTCGATCAGCACGGCGCGGAATCCCTCCCGCCGTGCCGCCTCGCCGGTTGTGCCGGTGCCGGCAAAGCAATCGAGCACCACCCCCTTTGGTGGCGTTACCAGACGCACAAGGTATTGCATAAGGTCGAGAGGTTTGACCGTTGGATGTTTGGAGCCGAGACGATCGTCGGCGTCGGCTTTCGCGCCATAGAAGAATCGCGAGGCTGAACCGGAGTCGCCGCGCGGTTCGTGCGCTACGGTTTCCGCATAGACGCCATACACATTTCGCTTACTCTTGAACTCAGGCCCGGTCGAACGCTGTTGCCCAGGCGCATCAGGAAACGCCCCCGCCACTTCATCACTCCCATCGTGGATGACGTTGGCAGGCCAGCGGCCGGAATGTTGCACATAATCACCAACCCGACACCCATCGATATTAAGAGCGCCGGTTCCCCACCGCAAAACATTTGCCACGACCGTGCGCTCGCTCAGCGGTTTCCGGGCAAGCACTATCATTTCGCATGCGGGCTTGAGCGCAGTGCCCCAGCCTTGCCATTCGCGCGCGGCATCGGTGGCGGGGCGCTTGCCAATCACTCTCCGCTCCGCGCCAGCCGCCTCGTCGATCGCTTTGCTGACATTCAACGACTTCGGGAAGCCGCTGCCGTATATCCATTGAATGCAATCTCTCAATTCAAAACCTGCGTCCTCAATGGCACACGCCATGCGGTGATAGGTGCGCGTGCCGCCGAAAGCGAGCAGATGCGCGCCGGGTTTCAGTACGCGGAGGACATGTTTCCAGAATTCGGCCCCCGGCACTCCGCGGTCCCAGGCCTTGCCCATGAACGAGAGTCCGTAGGGGGGATCAGTCACGCACGAGTCGAGCGAGTTGCCGACGAACGATGGCAATACGGCAAGGCAATCGCCGGGAAGCAAAGTCACATTTTTGTGGAATACTTCACCCATTATCCCCTCACCATCGGCGCAGAAACACCCGCTGCCCGAACGTCAGCACGCCCGGAGGCGGCACGAATGGCAGCGGCGGCGGATGCGAAACGAAAAGGCCGATTTCCCCAGGCGTCAGCACGACACCGAGCAGCGCTACGGTCAGCGTCAGGCCGGCCGGCGCCGGCGCCGTCAGCAGCCCGACATCCTGGCCGGTGACCGCGACCGTGGCCGGCGGCGCGATCGTAAGCCGCGCCGCCGTCCGTAACATAATATCCTGGCCGATAACCGTTACGGCGGCGCCGGTAACGGTCAGCGTAACATGAACCCGCAGCGCGACATTCTGGCCGGTAATTGATACGGCAGCCGGCGTGACGTTCAGCCCAAGCTGCCCGTCCCAGTGCGCTTGGTCCCAGTGACCAACGTCCCATCGCTCTGGCACCCATGTGGTCATGCAATGGTGAGCGCCCCCGTGACCGGATCAAAATCGACGGTGAAGTCGCCCGCGGCGGGCAGCGTCACGCCGCTGCCGTAGTCGACGAACCCGACCAGCTTGTTAGCGGCGCTGGAATTGTAGACGACGACGTAGCGAAACGGCCCGATGCCGCCCGCCGTCGCGGTAAAGACGCTGTCAGCCAGCACCAGGGTAAATACGCCGCCCGAGGTCGCGGCGCTGGTGGTGGTGAGCGTATTGCCGCCGGCGGTGTAGCCGTTGGCGGCGGCGGGGGGCGGATAGGTGGCGGCGCTCCAGACCGTGTCCGCAACGCTCGGCGCAGTATTGGTTAAAGCCGCCTTGAGCACCGCGGTCTTGAGGTTATGCCCGCCGCTCGACATCTCGTCGACCAGGGCATTGTATTTGATGAGTGGGGCGGTAGGCATCAGCCTGATCCCTTAAGCGGACCCACGGCGGCGACGTAAACCACCGGCAGGCCGGGCTTGCCAATGACCTTGGTGACCGGCGTGCCGCGTCCGTTCGCCGCCTCGGAAACGGGCTTGCCGAGCGGCGTTTCGACGACGGGGAGACCGCCGGAAGCGATGGTCACCACCGGCGTCGCCATCAGAACGGCCCTCGCTGCGGCGCCGGCGGCTGCGCCATCTTGACCATGTGTGCCTGCGTACGCGCGAATAATTCGCGCTGCTTGAGCGCATTGGTCTGCTCATCGGCGCGGGCCTTGGCGACCGTCGCGATCAAATCCGCCTGATGCGCCTGCCCCTCGGCCATCGCCTTCGCATTAGTCTGCTGCGCCTTGGCCTCATCGGCGGCGTTACGGCCGCGCAACTCCAGCAGCTTGAGTTGCTCGTTACTCTGAATTTTCATCTTCTCGTGCTGGTCGCGCATCTGCAGTTCCTGCGCCTTTAATTGCGTATCGGCCTGATCCTTCTGCGCCTGCCGCTGGTTCTTCATCTGCTCGATCTGCAACTGCGTCTTGGTCGCCGCCGTCGCCGGATCGTCGCCCTGCGGCTGATCGGCCTTCTGTTTCATCAGTTCGGCAAACTCGTCGATCGCGCCGTCCAACTCACGGCCGCCGCGGAACGCCGAGCAGGAGAACTTCAGCACCGAGGCAGCGAACCCCGAGGCCTGCGGCGTCGTCGTCACCATTTGCGCAAGCTGCGGCAGCAACTGCCCGAGCATCGAGACAAACTCGGTATGACGCTGCTTCTCGGCGTTCTCGTCAACAATGATCGTACTGTCGGTTTCGATGTCGAGCGTGAAGGCGCGTGCCCGGCAGCTGCTGAGAAACTCCAGCACCTGCTCGAGCGTCGCGGTTTCGTTAAGCTGCGCGATAGCATTATTGCCGGACGCGCTCATCTGCTGCTGTTGCTGCTGCAACTGCGCGGCTTTGTCCGGGTCCTGCTGCAGAGCCTGCTGCGCCTGCGGCAGTTGCGACAGCATCCCGATCGCCTTCTGCTGCGCCGCCATCTGCTGCTGGATTTGCTTAATCTGGTCCTGCTGCATCTTCTGCGTCGGCAACTGCGTCTGCGACATCTCAATAATGGTCACCGGATCAAACTTCTCGGTGATGATGTCGGCAGTAATCGCCACCAGATCGCGGGCAATGCGCTTGAGTTCGTTTTGCTTATCTTCAACGCGCGTCGAACCAAACTGCGTCTTAAGCTGCTGGGCGCCGAGCGTTTCTTTCGGATCAGTGGCGCCGCGCATAATGTCGCTGAGCCCCATGATCTGATAAACATCCTCAATGACCTGTTTGCGCAGGTCCACCAAGGTCGTCACCACTTGCGCGATCATGTCGATCGGCAGCCAAATCACCACGTCCTTGCTGCCGCCAAAGGCACTCCAATTCGAAATTGGCACCATCACCGTCGACGGCGTCTTGACGCTGACGGCGCGGTTGATGGCGTCGCCGATCTCGCCGCCGGCAGGATAAAATCCTTTGCATTCGAGGACATCGCTCAGCGCATGTATCTTGCTGGTGAGCATGTCGATCTCGTCAAGCTGGTCCTTGTACTGCAACACGTCGGGGACGGGGACCAGCGAGCCGCGCTGCACGGCGCCGTAGGCCGGCTGCGGGCACGGAAAAAAATTCTGCAGTTCGAGATGCGGATCATCCTCGTCGAGGATGTCCTCGCAGCCCTGCGCCACCCAGACGACGCGGCGTTCGTTTTTGTTCCAAATTTCCCAGAATTTGGCGCGCTCGCGGTTGTCGGCGCCGCCGATCGACTGCGTGTCCTTGTCGACCTTATACTCGGCGTCCTGGTAACAATCACCAGACGACGCCTTGAAACGCACGCGCGCCTCGTCGCGGGTCAGGTAGCTGGCGGCAGCAACCCACCACACTTCCTGCCACGATCGCGAGACGCTATGCAGGAAGTCGCGGCGGTTTTTAAAATCATAGCAAACCCGCTCATGGCCGTAATGCGTCGCGCCGCGGGCGCCCTCGTAGCGCACCCAAATGACGCCCCGCGCCGCCATCGCGAGGTCGTCGCGGACGAGCAGCATGGCGTCCTGGATGCGGCCGATGTCGAAGGCGACCGTGCAGCAGCGCTCGAGCAGTTCGCTGGCGGCTTGGTAGACCGGCCTCCTATCCTTAAATTTGGTGACAACAACCGGCACCGGCGCGGTGGCGTAAATTGCCGGCTTGAGCACCTCGCAGTTTGCCCAGAACAACTGAAACTCTTTGGTGCGCGTCCCGGCGCAGAGCCGCGACAGCGAGGCATACCGCTCGTCGATCAGGTCGCAGTGGTGGTTCCAGTCCTCGAACGACTTCTCGCTCTCTTCGAGAAGGTTCAGCCACGCGCCGGAACGGCGCGGCTCGACCGCCGGGTTATAATCCAGCGCGTCGTGCGAAATATCCGCGTCGCTCGGGCCGGGCGCCGCGTAGGGGCGCGGATCGCGATCGGCCGAGTACGACGGGTAGTCCGATGACCGCTGCCCGGCCATGCGTCACACCCCTTGCGAAACCCAATCAATCCTATAGTTGCACGCGGCGCACCCGCGCGCCACCTCGGCGTGCGGACACCTTGCTCCGGGCGCCGCCCGGGGCCTTTTTTCTGTCACTGGCAATCCTGGCGGCCAGCCGGTTGGTAAAATCCAGCGTCCAGGCCACTTCCAACAGCATCCGGCACGCCTCATCCACGCGCTCGCGGCCATACAAACGCTCGATAACGGCGCGCATCCTAGCTCGATCTTGAGAAGTCATCGTCATGAGCAACCCCAACAAAACCGAGTTCGACTGCTGCGAATGCGGCGTGCACGTCATCTGCTGCGTGCCGTCGCCGATCCACCCGTACTGCGAACTGTGCCTCTGGGTGCCAGGGTGGTGGCAAAGCGCGAAACTGCGCAAGCGGTTCGCTCACAATGAGCAGTGGCGACGCGAGCTTGCCCTGCGCGCGGCGGCGGAAGAATGGGAGATGAATGGGAGATGAAGGTAACGTAACGCATCTATAAACGCATCCCCTTGCGCGGCTCGGCGATCGGCGGCAGGTGCCATCCCTCCCGCTGCGGCATGGGTATTACGCGGGCGGGGGCCGGTTTCCAGGCTAGGGACATATACCTAAAGGCGTCTACCCGGTCTGAGGTCCAGTCGTGCAGCGGCTTGACGGTGAAGCACTTTTTCTCGTCGTCCCAATCACGACGATACTGCTCCAGTGCCGGCAGCAGCTTGTCCTCGCAGCGCGGGTGAAACACGCAGAGCCCGAGCGTGCGCCGCACCGCATTGATGCCGTCCTGCAGGGTGGCGTCGGGCGCCAGTTGCGGGTGCAGGCCGAGCGCGCCCATGGTCTCGACACGAGTGCGGCCGGTCGAAAGCTCGCGCACCTTGGCGTCGTGCGGCACAAAATCAGTACCATGGCGCCAGCCGCGCTCGGCGTGCACCCGCACGATCTCGTCGCGCCACCAGTCAAGCGAGGCGCCCGAGGTCGAGAGGCAGTCCAGGATATAAAGCTGCGAGCCGGCGGTTTGGTAGAAAATCACGGCAGTGTCATCACGCATACCCAGGTCCCATGCGCGGTGCACGGGCAGGCCCGGCACCGCGTCGATCGCCAGCACACGACCTTCCTTGCGTAGCTCGGCGCACTCCCGCGAGAAGATCGCGCCGAGCAGCGCCGCGGTGAAGTCGCACATGAATTCCTGGCGCCACATCGCCTCGCCGGCCTCGCCGTAGAGATCGCGATATTCCTTCAGCGCGGAGTCCAGCTCCGCCTCGCTCATGGCGTCGGTGTCGCGCGCGGTCAGCAACTCACAGAACCAGCCGTCGGCATGCTCGGCGTGCTTGAAGATGTTGTAGGCGTGATTGCGCCCGCGCGGCGTCGTAACAAACACCACCCAGCCGTTGTTCTCTTCAAGAATTGGCCGCGCATAGGCCCAGGCGCTCGGGTTGGCGAGCGCATATTCGGAAAATACCAGCCCCGCCACCGAGCCACCAACTAACGAACTATCATAACGATCCGAGCCGATGATCTGAATGGTGCTGCCGTTCAACAGCCTAATAAACATCTCCTGATCATTGACCTGCGCGCGCAGCGGCACGGGGAATGCCTCGTCAATGCGGCGGCGGCCGGTATGCGGATTGACGGCGGTCCAGATGGTCTTGCGGCCGTGGGCATATTCGGGAAGCGCGTAGGCGTAATTGCCGACGCGCCGCATCGCGGCGACGCACAGATGATGCAAACAGATTTCGTCTTTGCCGGCGCGGCGATGCCACACCGCAACCGCGCGCGTGCCGCCCTCGTATAGATAACGCCAGAGCTTCATCTGGTGCGGGCGCGGCACCCAGCCGTTCGCCGGGACTATTACTTCGGTGGCCACGGCACGCCGCCCAGTACCCGCATCATCTCCACGAGCGCCTCGGTATGCGCCTCGCCGCCTCGCTCGAGCTTGTCCGTCATGCGCTTATACCAAGCGGCGTAGATATCACGCGCAGTAACATCGCCGCGGCCACAGTACGGGCAGATCATTTGTTAGTTCGAGCGAGCGGCTCGATGATGTTGCGGATTATCACTTCGATATTGCCCTCGCCGCCCTCTCCGGTCATTGGCTGCGCCGGCCGGCCGTAACCACGATCGAGCAGCATGCCGATCGCGACGATGCGATGCTTGATCGGCACGTCGCCGCCGTGCGCGAAGCCGGCAAGCGCGCGGATGCCGGCCGCGCAATGCGTGCGGGCCAAAGAACGGATATCGACTGGTGTCTTAGCCACTTGACCCCCGGCGCTGCCCGCCGTGAATGAAGCCCCTAACCTACGCCGCCGACACACAAATACGCAAATCGCATTGCCGCATCACCCGCAGCAGGATCGCAGTCGAGGCCGGAATCACGGCGTCGCCGGTCAGGTAGCGCCGCACCGTGCGATCGGCGACGCCGAGAAAATCTGCCATCTCTACCTGGGTCATGCCGGCCGTTTCGAGGGCGTCCGCGAACTCGCGCGGCGCCATTTCAGGGTCGATCACCAACTGCTGCATCTGAATTACGCTCCATTACGCTCCATTACGCTCCAGCTAACCTACCGGACCCGCTGTCCTATCGTCAACTACACATTTTGTTAAAAACAATGCTTGACCTGGACAGGCTGTCCGGTTCATAACGAGCGAGCCGGCAGATGCCGGCGCCAACGGGAGCAACCAAAATGACCGCGTCATTCGCCGCCGAAGTAATCGCCGACCGCAGCGGCAAGTTCTGCGGCAACGGCCTACGCTTCGCCACCGCCGAGGAGGCCGAAGCCTACGCGAATAACCTGATGATGCGTTGGACCGCCGTGTTGGAAACCCGCGTGGTGCCAACGCAAGACCCCCCGACGTATCGTTACATCAAGGGGCATGGCGCCCGGAAAATTCAGGGAGAAAACACATGACCTACCGCCCGAACTGGGACGCCCTCGCGCTGCGAGCACTCATCGACAATGACCAGGAAGAGCTCGATCGCCTCGATCTGCTCTCTCGCCTCGCCACCGGCGCGCTCTGCCCGGAGTGCCGGGCCGACGAAACCGAAGCCAACGATAACAACAGCACCTTCGTGTGCGTAAGCTGCGGGCACCAGTGGGATGCCGACCAATGGAACAGCGAGGCATGACCATGAGAAAAGTCCAAGCCCTGCCGCTGCGCCGGCATCACAGCGTCACCGCCGAGCGCATCATCGACGCAGTTACGCGACAAATGTGCACGCTCGACAACCCGGGCTTCTGCGTCGCCTGCGGTAACGAGCAGGACGGCTGCGAGCCGGATATGCAACGCGGGATGTGCGAGGCCTGCGGCGTCCCCGGCGTCTACGGCGCCGAGGAACTGCTCTGGCGCATCAAGGTGCGGCCCCGCCTTCGGCCGAAGCCTGCGGCGTAGCCGCCGGCTCGGGCACACCGAACTCCCTGCACATCGCCAGGATCGCGATGTGCAGGGCCTCGTAGCGGGCCCGCTCCCGCACCGCCTGATCACGCTCGGCGTAGGCCGACGCGACGCGGCTGTCCGACTGCGTTTGCAGACTATCATGGGCGTCGACCATCACCCGCAGCGCCGCAAGCTCGACCCGCAGCTTACCAATTTCATTGGTAAGCTCATCACGATCCGCCGCCATTGCGTGATACTGCTCCAGGCCGGCCATCACCGCGGCACGCCGCGGGTCGGGAAGAAGCTGCTTTTCACTGCCTTCACTGCCACCACTGCCATTGCCGACCGCCATACTCACCTCCTACACCGCCAACGCTGGTAAGGCCCGCGGCCATACCAGACCTTGTGCATGCCGTACTTGTCACAGACTGTGTGCTCGTGTCGAGCCGGCGCCGCCGGCTCTAGGATTGGCCCAGGCGCAGGGTTCAGCAGTTGGGCTACCTCGGGAGCCAGCGGCACTGAAACCGCCTCCACGGGCAACGTAGCCGGCGCAGCCGGCACTGGCCGCGGCGCCTCGGGATCGCGTTGCGCGAAGCGCAACGCGAACGGCAGCCGATCACCCTTGGCCTCAGTTGCCACGACCTGCGGCGCCGCCGCGAGCGGCTGCTCCGCGGGCGAGGGCCCGAGCAGCAGGCCGGCGGCGAGGGCGGCGATCGCGCCGGCTGCCGTGCAGGCGAGCGTGACGAGGTGATGTTTCATGCCACCTGCAGCACTGCATCGTTGCGAAGACGATAAAGCATTTCTTCTAAATCCTCGTGGCCACACCCGCGCACCGAGGCCCGCACCCGCATAAAAGCCAGCGCAGCCAAAAATGCGTTGGCGGCCATGTAGTCGGGCGTGACAGGGACATCATCGTCGCCACTGCCGCCGGACATTCCCACGAGTATCCGCTCAGCCAGCGCGTCGAGTTCGCCCCGGTTGAGCCAGTTCGGCCGCGGCATCGTTTTCTCGGGCATGTCGTCCTCCTCGGTTGAGCTATGCCGCCAGCGCGGGCGGGCATGAGCGTCGGGTGCTGAGTATCGTAATTTCCAGTTCGACGGCGGCGCCGCTGCCGCCGCGGCGGCCGTGGCGCGGCTGGCGGGTGTGGTAGTACAGTATAGTATATATTCTTCCTCCTCCTCTTTAAGAAAGTCAGTACTCAATACAATACGGTTGTAAACCTCCAACAAAAACCGCAGCTTAGGCTTGAGTATGACGCCCGCGTCCCCACCCCGCAAGCCGCGCCGGGACGCGCCGCCGCGGCGATCGCCCGCGGTCACTGCGGGTCCGCCGTGGTCATTCCAAGCCGCGCCAGCAATGCGCTGGTGTCAGGGCTGGGGGGTGTCTCATCGAGCAGCGTGGCGCGGCTGTGCTCGACCAGGGCGCGCGCCGTCGCGATATTGCCGACGATCGGCCCCCCGTAGTCGCGCCAGCACAGTATTTTATCTTGCGGGCCACCCGCGCTGCGTCGCGCCATGCGGGGATTGAGCACCAGTGCCGGCACTTGTTTGGTTTCCGCGCGCAACCGGCGCCGCAGCCGGATGCGAAGCTCGCCGATGTCCATGCCGAGGTCGCCGCAGGCCGCCACCATCAGGAACTCGCCGGTGAACAGCGCATTGGGGCCGAGCCGCTTGCGGACATTGATCACCCACTCGTCAAGCTCGCTCAGCGCAAGCTCTTGCATGGTCGTTTTGGTTTCGGTGTGCAGCGGCGCGTAGGCGTCGAACTCTGAGAGGTTGCGCGCCGAAAGCAGCCGGAAGAGCGCGGCGATATTCCCCGGCACGTTCATCCAGGCATCCAGTGCCTGCGCCTCTTGAGCGGGAAGCGGCACGCCGTTGCGCAGCGCCGTGATGCGCCGGTCCTCGGCCGGTATCTGGAGCGCGTCGGAATTATTCGAGCCGATCAGATACGAGGCGTGTGCCGTGCCCTCGAACGCCGGGCGGCCCTTACTGGTGAAAGTTCTCGTGACCGGGCGCGGGTCGACCACTTCCTTGATCCGCTCATACACCGCGCGCCGATCGGCCCAGCGGCCGGCGTCGACGCTGTCGCGGCTCTCGCTTACGAACACAATCAATGCGTAGGCGGCCCAGTCGGTGTAGACGCCCTGCGCCGATCGTCCGGTAAACACGTCGAAGTCGATCGGCTTGACGTAGCGCCGGCCGAACAGCCGCATCAGGATGTCCCGCAGCATACCGCGGCCGGTGCCGTAGACCGGCTGCCCGCTCTTGTTCACGGCAACCATGATCACGGCGACGCTCGGGATTTCCGGGTGCTGCAGCTTGTGCGCCAGCCAGTCGAGAAACCATTCCCGCTCGGTCGCGTCGGGGATCAGGTGTGTGATGAACGCCCACCATATTGCGAGGTCCCCCTCGCCCTCGTGTCGCGGCGGCCGGTAGGTGTTTTTGTAGGTGTGCCCTTCCTCGCAGAACAGCGGAAATGCGGCGCCCGGGTGCATTCGCACGCCCCTGATCCGGTGCCGCTCGGGCTGGTGGCTCCACATCTTGGTCGCGTATTGCAGCTTGGGGGCGCCTTTTTTGGGGTAATCGAGCACGCTCCAGTCCATGTATGACTGCGTGAAGGCCTCCATGGTGATGTGGCAGGCGTCGCTCGGCTCATATAACTCGACCACCGTCCCCGTCGGCGCGCAGTAGGCGTGCGTTGCGATCAGCCACTGCACGAACTTGCGAATCGGGTCGTCGCGCGTCGGCCGAGGCGGCGCCCCGGTCGCTCCGTCCGGTTCCGCCTGCGGCGCAGCCGCAGGCTCGGGTTTCTCGTTCCTGATTTGGTCGTCCTGCCCATTATGGGCGTTTTTGTCCTCGTTTTGATCCGGAGGACAGGAAGCCGGCGGGACTTGTTGTCCTGTTTCCGGCGGCGGCATCACTCCGAGTTCGG